TCCAATCAGGTCAAGGACACGTCAACGGACGTGGCCGATCACGGTAAGATCCAGCTAGGTGGCGCATTTCGCCTGCCCGTAACAAAGGCGCGCTGATCAGGGCGACGGCCCGATCTCCCGCCGTTGGGATATCGGGCCACCCTGACCGATCGTCACCATCGGCCACCTAACCGCGAGCCGCCAATGACACCACTAACGCCCCTCGTACAATTCTATCGTCTGATTGAGCAGGCGCGAGCGCCTCAAAGGGCGGATCGGTCAGCAGCAGGGACATTGCCAACCCGCGCATATCGTTATTGCGAAGCGGCGGCGAGCGCCGCAGCCTTCGGATGGTGGATCTTCCCACCCATCGACCTGAAACTGCTCTGGGATGGTTCCGAAATTTTTTGGCAGTATGATGATGCACCAGATTGGCTACCCTTGCTGCCGTCGGCCCAATTTCCGGGGTTCCAGGCAAAATTCGATGCGGCAGCCCCCGACGACCTGCGAGGCTGTGCCCCGCCCTTCCTGACTGCATTGCCGGAACCCGGCACGCTGCAGATCTGGACTGGGCTGATCGCCCGAACCCGGCCCGACTGGCACCTTCTGCTCCGCGCTCCAGCAAACCTCCCTCTGCCCGGAGGGTTCAGCCTATATGAAGGAATTGTCGCGACCGATGTTTGGTTCGGTCCCTTGTTCACGAATTTACGATTTACGCGTTCTCATACGCCGGTCAGGCTGCGCGCTGATATGCCCCTCCTGGCGGCACAACCGATACCGCACACAGCCTATTCTGACGCCACGCTGACTTCGATAAATATCCATGCTGCGCTGACCGACCTCCAGTCTTCCGATTGGGCAGACTATCACTCAACTATTGTGGTTCCGAACAAGGATCCCGACCGGGCTTTTGGCCGCTACGCGGTTTCGCAACGAACAGGACGACGACGACCGGGCTGCCAGAGCGCCGCCACCGAAACCTGACTGTTGCGTCCGGCATCAAATAGGCAAAAAGCGCGTGCAGTGTCCCTTGCGGCCTGCGCGAAAAAGAAACTCAACGATAGCCGACATTCCGGGAAGTTCGACCAACTTCGTCACATTTCCAAGCTTCCATAGCTCTTCCACGGCATCCACGGCCCCCGCAATGGCGGGGTCGTCACCAACCAGCATCATGATCGGTAAGCTGAAATCATATTTCGCAACCGCCATCATGACATGGCACCCGTCTTGACCCCGACAATCTCCGTGGGTGACTACTCCCATCGGTCGATACTCACGCAGTGCCACGGCCACATCCTGCTCACTCGACATCCGCTCGACGACCACGTCAAGAAAATCACAAATTTCTTGCAGGGAGGACGCCGTGTCGTCTCCGTCCTCTATCACTAGAAGCAAGGGATTTCGCAGGAGTTGGTCCGTCATCCGTGAACCCTCCGTGGGCGCAGCACCGCTAAACTGTTGTACGTAGGTCATTTTTGCCTCCTACACGGGGCGGGCCGTACCACTTTGCCGCCCAATTCACCCCGGTGCGAGACCAAATCTGCGGCAAACTCCCAGGGAATTAAAGATGTCATCGAGACGAATTACAGTCAGAAAGCGCTAAAAAACCGTGAAAGTCCGTGAATACGTGCTTGGAGCCATCCCCAACAACCGAGCAGCCACCCGGCCTAACACCCCCGAGCTGAGCCGCCATGTATATCCGATCAGCCTCCCCTCGCGCCCAGACCTTCGCTTGGAAAAAAGAGCTTGACCGCTCGCCCCAGTTTAAGGTATAACGTTAGATATGATGACGCTCCCAAGCAGACCGGCCCGCCGCCGGTTTCAGGCCTAGAGTGTATCGTCCTCCATCCGACCTACAAGTCATACGGTACACCAATCCTGGACTCCCCCGGACAATCAGGGCAAGCTCTGCCGTGCCTTCCGCTAACACAAGTATGACAAAATGGGCAACGATGGCGGTCAGCCGCCATGGACAAAGCCCAGCAAAGCACCATCGCCTTCTATTGAACAAACTCGAATCCCTTAGCCGCGGAGAACGCGACCGGCTCATGATCCAAATGCCGCCGGGCTCCGCAAAATCAACCTATGCATCCATCCTTCTCCCCGCATGGTGGTTCACCCAACACCCAGAAGCCTCGATAATGATGGTAGGCCACACTAACGGACTGGCAACCTATTTTGGCCGCAGAGCCCGGGCAGTCATTGCCGAGGAAGCAAATTCCCTGGGATATCATATTGATGGGACTAGCCGAGCTGGGACGCAGTGGGCCACCTCCAATGGCGGCGAGTACTACGCCGTCGGAATACGTGGCGCCATCATTGGACGCCGAGCTGACCTTGCCATCATCGACGACCCGATAAGGTCGCTGATGGAGGCGAACAATTCTTCACACCGTGATCATCTATGGAATTGGTATTGCACGGAGCTAGTACCGCGGTTGAAGCCGAAAGCACGCATTGTGCTGGTCATGACCCGATGGCACGAGGATGATCTTTGTGGACGGCTGCTGGAACACGAGCATGATCAGTGGGAATGCCTAAAGCTACCAGCGCTGGCAGAAGCATCTGATCAGATGGATCGAATCCAGTCAGAGCCGCTTTGGCCGGAGTGGGAAGGCTTGCGCGTGCTGGAGCGGCGCCGCGCAACCGCTGGCGAACGTACGTGGTCAGCCCAATTCCAGCAATCACCTCAGCCGCTTACTGGCGGCTTGCTCATGGCAGAAGCAATCGAATGCCTGGATGTACCTCCCACACCGCCGGAGGCAACCATCGTTCGTGCCTGGGACCTGGCCGCGACAACGGCAGGCAACGACCGGGATCCGGACTGGACAGTTGGTATCAAGCTTTTGCGCAATGGCCCACGAAAGTTCACAATATTGGACGTCGTGCGATTTCGTGGGACACCACGACAAGTGGAAGACACGATAGTCGCCACCGCTCGACTGGATGGACGGAACGTGCCGATCGGTCTTCCCGAGGATCCCGGCCAAGCTGGAAAAAGCCAAGTGAGCTACCTGGCTGGGAGCCTTGCCGGCTACCACATCGTCTCGTCCCGAGAAACCGGCGCAAAAACAACACGCGCTTTACCCGTCGCGTCCCAGATCGAAGCCGGAAACCTGGCAATTGTACGAGCGTCCTGGAACCATCTTCTAATGGAAGAGCTTCGCGAATTTCCGAATGGCCGCAAGGATGACCAGGTTGATGCCTTGTCCCGGGCGTTCAATATGCTTTTAGAAGCTCCCGCGCCTCACAGAACGGCATTGATCGCCCACATGGCTCGATAGACCCGACGCGTGACATCACAAACTAACCGAATTGCACTCCATAATGTTCGATACCATCTGTAGCCTACTTCCTGTCGACGCAGACTATCCGCCCCGGACTCGTGCACTGGAGATTCTCAAGCGTGTATTGGAGGGAACGCTATATGACATCCTACCATATCAATTCCATGAGGAACGCAGTCTAGGCGGAGAATATATACCGCTGCGAAAACGCAGGCCTGGCATACGCTACAACCTTTGTAGAACTGTCGTCGAAGATAGCGTCTCTCTACTATTCAGTGAGGGCCATTTTCCGACCATTACCAGTACTGATTTATCGCTGCAAACAGTCTTATCTGATCTGTTCAAGGAATGTCGTATCAATCAGATCATGACCGATGCCGCTATTCGAGGGTCCGTCGGGTCGATAGCAATCATGATGCGGGTCCTGCGCGGGCGTGTCTTTTTTGAAGTCATCGACACCATCTTCTTAACGCCAACCTGGGATCCTTCTAATCCGGATTCGTTGCTGCGCGTCGTTGAAAGGTACAAGGTGTCGGGCCAGAGATTAATTGAAGACGGTTATACTATTCCTCAACCGAATGTCGATTATTGGTTTCAACGTCAGTGGGATAGCGACCATGAGGCATGGTTCCTTCCTACACCTATCGATCAATCAGAACCGCCTCTGCCCGACATTGAGCGTAGTGTCCGTCACGGTCTCGCCTTCGTACCGATAGTTTGGATAAAGAACCTTCCTGGAAATTCCTCAACGGGCGACCGTAGCGACGGCGCCTGTACATTTCGCTCTGCCATCGAAACGCAGATCGAAATAGAATATCAACTAAGCCAGGCAGGTCGGGGACTGAAATACAGCAGCGATCCGACGTTGTTGATCAAAGAGCCAGTCACTAGCGACAATCAAATCGTGAAAGGCGCAGGTAATGCGCTTGTAGTCAGTGAAAAGGGGGACGCCAGGCTATTAGAAATCGGAGGCACGGCATCCGCCGCGGTGATTGAGTACGTCCGTATGCTTCGCGAGCTAGCGCTCGAAAGCGTCCATGGGAACCGTGCCAGTGCGGATCGCCTATCTGCGGCTCAGTCCGGTCGGGCACTTGAGCTTATGAACCAGGGCCTACTATGGCTTGCAGACAATCTTCGTGTCAATTACGGCGAGGTAGGTCTGATTGCCTTGGTACGTATGGTGGTTGCGGCGTCACAAGTGTACCCTTTGCGTGTCATGGGAAAAGGTATTCCACCCCTCGACCAGACCGCCTGCCTATCAATCTCATGGCGGCGCTGGTACCCACCGACGGCGGATGATCGCCAAAAAGACGCTCAGACGATTGCTGCGCTTAATGCGGCCGGTCTGATTAGCCGTGAGACTGCGATCAAAGTGATTTCTTTGACTTTTGACATCGAAGATATAGAAGCTGAAATACTCGCCCCGGATTCCCGCGATAGTTAAGAGACGGAAAAATGCCCGACGAACTGACTCAGAACCACACTACCGACGATCCATTAGACAGCCTTCGTGCCCGCACGGATTCTCTTGAAGTATCCTTCAATGAGCTACGGCGGCAGTCAGATGAAAGATTGATACGAGCAGAAGTCAAAGCGACGGCAATACGCTCTGGTATTATCGACCTCGACTGCCTACAGTTTCTTGACCTATCAACAATACAGCTTAATGACAAGGGAGAGGTCATGGATGCGGCGCCAGCGGTTGCAAAGCTCAAAAAGGATAAACCGTGGCTTTTCACAACTTCATCGTCCTCGAGTTTTAATGTCGCTCCATCGGCGCAGGTATCGCGTCAGAAACATGCAATGGAAATGACTGACTCAGAATACTCCGCCGCCCGCATCGCCGTCCTGCGGCATTGCTATTAAGTCTAAGAGTTTTCGTTCAAGGGAAGGCCTAGATGAGCATTCAGAATTTTCCACCCGCGCTCCAGCCTATAATCCAACAGGGCTTTTTGGAGCGTGAGTTCAGCCAGGCCCTTCGGTCACGTCTGGGTTATCGAGCATGCGCGGACCGAGAGCTCTTCGCTGTCGGCATTGGTGAAACTCTTACTAAGACACGCGCTGGCCTGAAACCCGCGGTAATAGTTCCTCTGTCTCCCAGCACTAATACGAATTTCGATAATGGTCTTTCCCCCACCTCTTGGGGAGTCGAGCAATACACCATTACGATAAATCACTATGCTGCTACCACCGATCTCAATACCGTCACCGCACGGGTTGGCATCGCATCTCAGTTCTTACAAAACGCTTATGTAAATGGCGAGCAGGCAGCTCGCAGCCTGGATGAGTTGGCTCGAAACGCGTTATTCAACGCCTACTTCGGCGGCAATACACGTGTTCGTACAACGCTAGGATCAGCAGGTCCGTCGGTTTCTGCCGACGACATTCGGGGGTTTCAGTATGTTTTTCTAACCGGTGTCCAACAGCCAGTCAGTTCTTCGAATACCCTCACTATCACCGTCGGTGCGAACAGCTACAGCCTCATCGGCACCACCCCTGACGCCACCAATGTCTCGACTGCCCCAAATGGTGTGTCTGGAGTATTGACGTTCTCGGGCAATATATCCGTAAGCGATGGCACGGCGGGAAATACCATTACCGCTGCAAACGCAAGCACCGTGGTTCGGCCTTCGCAGCGTACGAATACTTCACAGATCCTCGCAAGCGACACGCTAACGATGTCCTGCTTGTTGGATGCTGTTTCTAAGCTTCGAATGAATGCTGTGCCAGAAATTGGCGGAGTGTACAATTGTTACCTGGACCCGGTTTCAGCTCGCCAGCTGTTTGCTGATCCCGACTTCAAGCAGCTATTTCAAGGTGCGACCTCAGCCAATCAGGTGTTTCGTCAGGGTATGACGAATGACTTTCTAGGTCTACGCTTCATCCCGACTACTGAGGCATTCGTCCAAGCACATCCGACCTTGCCAGGCCTTATGGTACGTCGCCCCATTGTCTGCGGTCAGGGCGCACTTATCGAAGGTGATTATCAAGGCATAGCCGCAGAGGATGTCGCACCAAAGGATTCCATCGTTGCAGTTGTAGACGGAGTTGCCATGGTCACCCGCGAACCGATCGATCGGCTGCAGCAGATTATTGCGCAATCGTGGTATTGGATTGGCGGATTCTGCGCACCGTCTGACACTACAACCACAGTCCCCACGGCGACGAATGCCGCATTTAAGCGAGCGGTTATGGTAGAGCATATCGGGTAGACTAACAGGAGGCATCTTACCAATGTCCAGCGGAAGTATGAGCCCGTTCCGACCAACCGGAACGGCATCCCTCAACACGACCACGACGTCCGCGAATGTACAATTGGCAGGAGGTGGTGACACGGTGGTAGTCACGAACCTAACAGCCTCAGTAGCCTACATTCGGTTCGGCGGAGACGCATCGGTTACAGCAACATCGGCGGACATGCCTGTTTTGCCGAACTCCCGGGCAGTTCTGTCAATCAATTCACTTATAACATACGCGGCCGCGTTGCTCAATAGCGGATCCGGCACCGTTCTTCTCACACGCGGCGATGGATCATATATGTAATGCCGCTTACCGACCGTGAGAAAGCTGATGCTCGACGTTTTTGCGGCTACCCTATTTACGGCGCTGCTCCGGAAGGATTCGAAAATTGGCGCTTCTTCAAGGTCTACGGCCTCCTGGAGTTTCGATTAAATAATCTATCGGATGCAGAAACCACGATTCTGCGCCGACACTTGATCACACTCACCGGACTAGAGGGAGCGATCCCGCGGTCTGGGGACAACCTCGACACCGATAGCGCAGCTGTCTGGACCAGGAACCGGAACGAGCCATGGGACAGAGCACGGTTGTTCGACGATTGGCGTCGGCGCCTATGCGGTTTCCTTGGTATCCCGATCGGGCCTGGATTGGCTGACACTGGCATTTCACTGATCGTGTAGCATGGACTCATCCCACCTCGACGATCGCATTCGCTGGGGTCTCAACGTGGCAGCCCGCGCAACCGGCGCCTTGACGAGTGCCTACCGGCCCCGCAGCCGACTGTATCCTCTCGACGAAGGCAACCGCTTCCTAAGACTCCAGGCTGCATTCACGGGCCCGAATGGCAACTTCAGCCAACCCAACAGCTATGGGAATGCTGTGTGTCATGGAATATTCGATGCGGCGTACACGCAGCCTGGTGACTACTTGAGACAAAATGCTGCCGTCTGGTTCATCGCAGCCCAGTCTCGACTTTTGCCAGTGCTGTGTGTCCGAACCAATCGGATTGTAACGTTATCCCGCTCGGATGTAAACGGAACCAGCGGCGCTAGTAGCTACGGAGGAATGACTGCGGCTTGCCTTGCCCCACTGATG